CAAGCGTTGCCCTGCGTCCTTTGGCGTAATCCATTGAAGAACGTTTTGTTAGACTTCCAATATTATATCCCATTCCTCCAATGAGATTTCTTCCAGACTGTACTGAAACCTTATGCGTATGGCCGAAGCAAACCTTCCTTCTTGTGCTATTGCAGAATGCTTCCGCAGTGTCTCTAGCCGCCATTTCGTTGTAAAGAACTCCATGCTGGAATCCAATATCAGCTAGATCATACATCTGAAATACCCCATCCCAAGGAAGTAATGGTGCGCGTAGCTTCTTGCAGCAATCTTCAATAGCTTCAACTATCTTGTGAGCGGCATGAGCTACCACCGCATTGTTGCTGTGACGCAATCTCCATGCTCGATCTTCGTGATTTCCACAAAGCACGATATTTGCGCGAAGCATTTTGAGGTGCATTAGACCAGTATCAATGTCAGGAATCAATGGTTCAGCTTCACTTGCCCCTTTTGCTCCAGACATCAGAGCAGTTAAATCAACAAAATCTCCTAAATGAATGGTGGTATGCGGTTTAAAATCAGTTTTGAACCGCAAAACAGCATCAAGTGCTTCCTTGTCGCAGTATTTCGCATGACTGCAACTAACTGCTAGCACTTTCTTCCACTTGTGAGTGATATTTGCCATTAAACTGGATTTATACGAATAAAGTCTCTTGCCAATGATTTTAAACGGATTTTTTTCCAGACCCCATCCCCTGATTCAGAGTCTCGTTCTCCTTTACGATTAGTATTTCCCTCAACTGTGGTAATATATTTTCCATTGTCCTCAATCACAATCCCTGTATGACTAAAATCAAATGTCACAATATCACCAGCTTGAGCTATATCTTTGTCTCCGTAAATCTTTGTTGTTTTAGGTCGTGATTTTGCCCATGACGTTAGACCATATGCTAATGCCGTTTTTGGCCTCCATTCTTCTGGTGTAGATACTTGTAAATTTAACCATTTTACAACATCTTTGTCTTTTAACCATTCGCGGATTGTCCAATCAACGAATGCAGCGCACCATGGCCAAGCTCCCGGTTTTAGGTCACTAGCAGATTGGTATTCACGGATTTTATCGCCGCGATTATTACCTCCGATTTCACGCACGCCAACTTCACGAAGCGCAATATCGGTTAGCTTGTGAAGCATTTTACTTCTTATCTTTACGGAATACGTTAATTGCTCCAACTATCGCCATCGATGCCGCCGCGATTGCATTGGCTTGCTCTGGAACAATTGAAATTCCAAGTCCGCCCAAAAGAAAAATCGCGCCGCGATATGTTGACGATTCCGACAATCGATCCAAGATGTAATCTACAATTTTCATTTATCTTTATACAGTTTAGGTTGAGGTATAGTTGGATTAAACCAATCCATTTGTTTTTCTGGGGGGAAATATTTTACATTTAATGAAATTTGAACTTTTCCGTATTCACCAATTTTGTCTCCAACTGGAGGAATTGGAACTGAAACGCAACTTGAAAATGCGAGGCATACAATCAATGTTGCTGTAAATTTATATATCATCAAGATTTATTTTTGTTCCAATTTTTAGCAAGGACGATAAGCGATCCAATTCCAACTGCAATACCAACGAGAAGAGATACAATACGCAACCATGCTTCGATTTCTGGCAACAATGAAATTCCAACTGATGTTGCTGTTGCTAATATTCCTGCCATACTTGCGTTAAATGAGTGTGTGTCCATTACTCGGGTTTCTCGTTGATCGTTGAATAATCTAAATCTTTTCGCTTTACTGCATAAGTTCCTTCGGGCAACGGCCATGTTTCGGTATTGCCGTCCCATCTGATGACCATTTCTACGAAATTGCCTTCTTTGTTAATAATAGCCCAGTCGTCGATTTCCATTTTTAGAAGTAAGTTGTAATCATTACTGCTCCCGGCGCACCATTGCCTCCATTGCTTCGGTCTCCAGAACCAATAGTTGATCCGCCACCACCGCCACCAGAACCATATGCTGAACCATTTGCTCCGTTACCACCAGACCCAGTAGCGAATGAACAAGCTCCGCCACCGCCACCACCAGAACCATTAATCATCAATGTAGATAGTGTTCTTGGAGTGCTTGGAGTAGCAGAACCTCCATTTGCTGTTGCGCTTGCAACACCTCCATTGCTTATCAAACCAACAAAATGGTTAGTTCCGCCCGTTCCTCCATTGAATACACCTGTTATATTTCCCACAACTGCCGCCGCAGTTATACCGCCGCCAGCACCGCCACTTGATGGCGCAAAATTTGTTCCACTACCAGCACCTCCGGTTCCAGTTATGTTTGCCGCGCCTCCACCATTTCCCGCAGGCGCACCAGCACCACCTGATGTCGGCTGGACTGTGCCTCCATTTCCAGCAACAGTTCCACCCGCAGATGCTCTTAACAATGTTCCTTGAGTGATTCCAGCAAAAGATGAGAGTGTTCCTAATGTAGCGTTTGTTAAAGTAGCACCAATTCCTCCATTGCCTCCACTGCCTACAGTTATCGTATAACTTGCATCTGTAAGTTGCGATGCGTCAATTGTTGCACGGGAAAAACCTCCAGACCCACCGCCAGCACCGCCAAAAACTGCCGTTCCAGCAGTCTGCTTGCCTCCATAACCCCCACCGCCACCGCCAGACACACATTGAACATAAACTTCTTTTGCACCAACTGGTTTTGTCCAACTGCCAGAAGTTGTGTAAAGGTCAATTTGAGGAGAAAGCGTTCCGCCAGTCGCGCCAGTCGCGCCTTGCGTTCCGACTCCAGTAGCTCCAGTCGCTCCAACCCCAGTTGCCCCAGTGCTACCCGTTGCGCCAACGCCAGTTGCGCCTTGAACTCCGGTTGCACCAGTCGCGCCGAGTTGACCATACATGACCTGCGTTGCAGTAAGAATGACAGATGGAATTGCTGGTGCAGGTGCTAATGCTGGAGCGTATTCAAGCGTAATTCCAAGGTTATTGGTTTGCCAGAAAAGCTCAAGATATTCACCAGCCAAAACTTTCAAAACATAGTTCACTGTTCCAATAGCTCGTCCATCAGACCCACCATGAGATTCTACAACACTCCACCGAGAATCGGTATCAGCGACATTAGTTCCATTTTTCTTCAACCAAATGTTTGCATCATGGATTTGATTATCTGAATTGTTCCATTGAACAGAAAATGTGATCGAATAGACTCCAGTGTATTGGAAGGTAATTTGACTATTGGCAACAATTGATACGCCGATAGAATCTGGATCGGTATTGTTGTAAGTAATCGGATATCCAGTATTGATGGCAGTAGCAGTTTGATTTTGAGTTGACCAGAATGATCCCCAGTATCCAGAAGCTCCGCCTGCACCAGTCAATCCTGTAGCACCTTGCAAACCTGTAGCTCCCGTAGCTCCGCTTGCACCTACGCCTGTAGCACCTGTAGCACCTGTAGCACCATCAACGCCCGTAGCACCTGTAGCTCCTGCTTCACCAACTCCAGTCGCTCCGGTTGAACCTTCCAGACCTGTTGCACCAGTTGCCCCAGTCGCACCATCAACGCCAGAGACTCCGGTCGCACCTGTCGATCCATCTGCTCCAGAAACCCCAGTAGCACCAGTCGAGCCTGTATCGCCAATAACGCCCGTAGCTCCTGTAGAGCCAGTTGCCCCGACATCACCTTGTGTTCCTGTAGCTCCAGTCGCTCCATCTGATCCGCTTAATCCAGTTGCTCCAGTTGAACCTTGTTCTCCAGCAACTCCTGTGGCTCCCGTGCTACCTGTGGCTCCATCATTACCAGCAATGCCTGTAGCCCCAGTTGCGCCTGTGCTTCCGTCTGTTCCAGCTACCCCCGTTGCGCCTGTTGAACCATTTGTTCCAGAAAGTCCAGTTGCGCCTGTGCTACCTTGTCCTCCTGTAACGCCAGTTGCGCCAGTAGTTCCATCAACGCCAGTAACTCCTGTCGCACCAGTATTCCCTTGGATGCCTGTTGCACCTGTTGCTCCATCACTGCCGCTTACACCTGTTGCTCCTGTTGCGCCAAATCCTGTAGCTCCAGTGCTACCTTTCTCACCTTGAATTCCCGTAGAACCCGTAGCTCCGTCATTGCCACTAACACCAGTAGCACCAGTAGCCCCTAATCCAGTTGCGCCAGTCGAGCCTTGACCTCCACTTACTCCCGTAGCTCCAGTGCTGCCCTGTCCTCCAGAATTTCCTGTTGCACCTGTTGCACCGGTTGATCCGGTCGCTCCAAAATCTCCAATTGGGCCTTGAGTTCCTGTTGCCCCAGTCGCGCCAAATCCAGTCGCGCCAGTTGATCCGGTCGCCCCACGATTTCCAGTGTCTCCCTTAACACCAGTAGCACCAGTAGCCCCTAATCCAGTTGCACCTTGAATGCCTTGATTACCAGTTGCGCCCGTTGCTCCAGTTGCGCCGATTCCAGTTGCGCCAGTTGCGCCAATATTAGGATAATTGCAATCGTATTGCTGTCCCGGCAACTGATAGGGATTACACGGAGCGCATGATGTTGGCGCAGATGTCCAAATAACTTGTTGTGGCATGAGAAAAAATATAAACTGATGAGGTGGCAGAGTCAAATAATTAACTCTGCCACCGATATCAATTTACATTACACGCAAGGCGCAGGATTCACATC